ATGAACAGGTTGGCAGACTAGCAGATGCCTTTAGTGTTTTTTCTAAAATGTTGCCAGGAAGCATAGCTTCCATGTCTTCAAGATCTGATTCGACTCCAGTAGTTGTTTCTCCTAAGCAATCCGCTCCTCAAGGAGATAAATTAAGATCTACTCAGATTGCAAAAGCAGGCAACGCAATTATACATAATTTTCGCAGCGCCTTGGAAGGAACAAGGCAATTACCTGCTTGACTTTAACGACTAAGTAATTCTATGTCAACACCAGCAGGACCAGCTCTAACCCCCACAGGATCTCAGAACGGAGGTTTTGTCGGAGAACCAGCAAATCAAGCAACTGCTGGATCGGATCCAGGAAGTTTAGCTCGTAACTATGATGGAGGATCCCCCCAAACTCACGATGTTGTAAATAATTATGTATGGACGATGACAAACGTTCAAGGCAGAGAAGATATTCCTAAAATTGTTTTAAATGAACACAGATGTTTGGAATCAGTATTAATGAGACAAATGTCTTTTTATGCAATGGGAGCAGGAGCAGCGACAGTTAATAATACACTCCAAGCCGGCAAAAACACTTTTGCTGGAGCTGTAAACGCTGTTTCGGGTTTTTTTGGAGGAGGAAAAGTAATAGGGGATAATAAAACAGCAAATTCTTGGTTGGGAAATAAAAAGCTTCTTGATGTATACGAAGAAATTTTTCCAGATGCTCCTACAAACAACAGATACATCTTTCCATATTTCAGCAAAACAATGATGGAGTTGAATACATCTCAATGGGAACAAATTGATGACGCAGGAGATGTTGCTAGCGAACTTGCTGGAGGAGCTTCTGATTTTCTTAAAACGATGGGAGATACAGGGAAAGCGTTAGGAGGAAAAATAGATAGGATGAAAGCAATTGGAGGACTGGCATCAGGAGCAAATGAAGCGTTGTTAAAAAGTCAATATCCAGTCGTTGGCGTATTTGATAGACCAAGAGTATTTACGAGTCACGGCAATCGAAACGTAACGATCGAGTTTCCGTTGTATAATACCAAAAATGCCTTTGATTGGATTAAAAACAGAAATTTGTTATATAAAATAATGACCCAAAATCTTTACAACAAGAGAGATTACATTACAGGAAATCCTCCTGTTTTTTATAGAGTTTTAATTCCTGGACAATATTTTTCGTTTGCAAGTTGCCTCACAAATTTTAAGGTAGAAAACTTAGGAAACACAAGAATGGAATATGGTTCTTATATTGTGCCAGACGCTTATCAAGTTAGTATTACTTTAACAGAAATGGTAATGCCGAGCTTAAACCAATTTCAAGCAGTTACAACAGGAGAAGCCAACAATAGAGTAACAATAGGATAGAATAAATGAAACAAAAAGAAATAAATGATCTACCAATGCTCAGGACTGAACACTTTGAAAACATTTTTAATGTCTATCAAAATGAAGATAACATGTATTATTACAATTTGCTTCAAACGGTGGTTTTTCCAGAAGGCTTGCCAGAAACTCTTTTTAATACATACAACATAAGTTCCGGAGACACCTGGCCTTACATTTCATACAAGGTATACAATACTCCAAACTTGTGGTGGATTATTATGCTTGCAAATAAAATAATGGATCCAACTAAAAATCCTGTACCCGGAACTTCCGTAAAAATACCTAATTCCCAAGTAGCCAGTGAAGTATTAATTCAGATAGGAAAGAAATAAAATGGATTTATACAGCAGCTCTCCAACTCTTGATAGTCCTTCTCAAACTACTTTTTCTTCAGGAAGATATGTGACTCAAAAGTATAATGAATTAGAATACAAAGTGGAGTTCTTTTTGGATAATAGTGGAAACTTTGATGGTAAGCCAGAATTTAGATATCCAATTAATCCTGCAGCTATACTAAGTTTAAACATACAAGATATGTTGATGAATTGGGTAGTAGAAGGAACGATCTCGTTTTTGTATCTTCCAGACAACGCTCCTTCAGATTTAGGAACTAAAACCGGAAATTCAGCAGCCACTGCTTTATTTGGAGCAGCTACAGAAAACGGTAGAATGCTGGACAATTATCAATTCAGAGGGGACGGAACAGACAAGTTAAGAGTAATGATTGTTCCGAAGACAACAAACGAAAAAGCAGCTGGTTTAGATATAAACGAAAACGATCCAAAGTGGATATTGAGCTATATGTTTTCTGTTGCAAACATAGAAGATGTTAACGAATTGCCAGAATTGCAAGGACCCGCTGCAGCTTACATGAAATGTGTCAAGTTAACTTTTCATGACGTTAGACAACAAATTTTGACGACATCAAATATAGAATATTCCACGGCTACGAGTCCGGATGCTCAATGGAATACAAAATGTTCTAATGACGGAATATTGAAAACAGGCTTAGGAATACTTGAGATTTGGAATCAAGCTCTTGGAGATCCTGAAGACGGAGGTTGTGTTGAATTTATGCAAACCAAAGACGAGGAGCTTTGGGATGAAGGTTCAACAGAAATGTTTTATACGTCTCCAGCTGGATGGACTGCTTCTGATGATATAGAATATTTGTACAATCATCACTTAAGCAAAGAAGATCTCAAAAATAGTTTACCTCCTAACGGAACAGCTACTCTTAAAGAGCTTTGTGTAATGCATACTGCTCGTCCAAAAAGAATCATAGATTTAGAAAAAGTTTGCATTTCTCCTTTGAGTAAGTTCTTTAAAAAATCAACAGATGGAGACGGTCCTGGAGAATTACAAACAGAACATTTTTTTGTAACATCTCATACTAAAAACGAAAACGTTAATCAAAGAAGTCCAGACAAAACGTTTAAAGCTCCAATAGGAACCACAGATGATAGAGATCTAAAAACGTTTAAATACGGACAAATTATCTCATTTAGTATGTTAGATATGTCCCCAGCTACAAATTGCAAAGATTTAGCTACAACACCTGTGTACTCCATTGATATAGGAAGAAGAAAATTCAATGTAAAATTTAAAGATAATGATGTTCTTACAGCAAGAAGATTGATTGCTGAGACTTATATTACGGAACTATTTCCTAAAGGGCCTCCTGATGAAAAATTGTTCTTACCTTTGATTCACAAAACAAAACAATCCCGAAATGTATTTCCTGTATTTTCTTTAAACGGAGACGCGGATCCAGGCGGAAAAGGAGAGACGTTGCGTCAAAAAAATGGGTTAGGACAGTTGATGTACACTGGTTTGTTTCAAAACGCTTGCATTTGTTTTAAAACGTTTGGATTAACTTTGAGAGAATCTGGAACATTTATTGGTATTGACAGAACAGAAGGGTCAGAAAATACTGACTTTAATAATAAACTACACGGTCAATGGTTTGTGATCAAAGTCGATCACTGCTTTGAAGCAGGAGCGTATATGAATATGATATATGCAGTTAAAATTAGAAGATTTGAACAATCTAAACTAGTGTTTCCTTCAATATTATGAACTATAACACTAGAGTTTTACCTGAAGGAAACAAGTACGTTGGGTACGCTTTATTAAACGACGAATTGGTGTTTACTACAAAGAATTGTAGTAGCGCTCAACAAGCTTCTTTGGAGTTAGAAAAGTTCACAAAAACAAACAAGCCAACTGCATCTAATGTTAAAACAAACGTAATGGTTAATTCAAACCCTTCTACGCCTCAAGTAGCTGCTTATCGAGGAACTCTAACTAGGGGATGTTGCGGGAGAGGTTGATTATTGTAGTAAAACAATTGATCTCTTTATCCACCACAAACGCATCTAATTCCAATCCTTTTGATACAACAAGCATCATATTGGTTTTTGTTTCATTTGTAATTTGTTGAGACTCAAATATAATTTCGAATAATTGTTTTTGTAAGTTTCTATAATCTCCAGAAAAAGATTTTTCATTCTCAATTACGTCTTTTCGTATAGAAATAAGATCTTGTTTATTTAAAATTTTATCCAAAAGTTTTTTTGCATAACTAGCCGACGAATCGTTTTTTATCTGCAATGATCCTGTTATTGAAAACTTTTGAACATCGTTAATAATTCTCCGCAAATCCGGAAAGTTGCTTCTAATGTGAGCAAGAAGAAGAGGCTTTTGATCGTCTGACAACGTAATATTTTCTGCTACTAAAATCTGTTTAATTCGCTGAACAATTCCTTCAATCGGAGGTACAAGATTGATTATAGTACAACGAGATTGTATAGCTGGAATGATTTTATGTAGATAGTTACAAGTAAGAATAAACCTACAAGTAGCACTAAATTCTTCCATTACATTTCTTAAACATTTCATTGCCTCAAACGAAATAGAATCTGCTTCGTCTAATAGAACAATTTTGATATTGCCATCAAAAGACCTCGTACGAGCAAATCCAATTACCTTTGATCTAATAGTATCAATACCTGTTTCATCTGAAGCGTTTATATAAAGATAATCGCATTTAAGAATATCATTAATAATAATTTTAGACAAACTAGTTTTACCACTACCTTGAATGCCAGCAAACAACAAGTGAGGTATTTCTTGTTTTTCAGCTAAAGATTCAAAAAAAGATCTATCATCTTTAGATAATACAATATCATTAAGATTTTTCGGTCTATATTTTTCTATAAAAAGATTTTGAAAATCACTCATTTCTTGATTTTAAGCATATTTTTTATCATGTTCTGATTTGAGACCATACGAACCTTCGTACGAGCCCAAAGATTCAGCATCAAAGCTCAAATACTGGCCAATCCGAGTGCCTTTTCTAATTTTAGCTGGTCCGATGGTTACATGAAGCACCCCAGCCATTACTCCGGAGTAGCCAGAATCATACAAACCACTAGTAAGAAATAGTCCGTTCCTATTAAGAGTACTTCTTGTGATTACCCAGCCAGCTTCATTAGAACCAACAGTAATCTTATTTTCCATCACTACTTCATAATGTCCAGGTTCAAGATAAAAAACTCCTTTGTCATTCGGCATGATTTCATAAGAACCTCTGTGACGTTTATATTCATTTTCAATTTCAAATACCTCAGGAAGAATCTTAAAAACTTTTCCTAGTCGAAGATCTACAGCATTTGGCTGAATGTCTTCAGGATTGACTCCTGTTAGATCACTTTTTGTATTAGGTCCGCAAACGTGTTTCATTAAAACTCCTTTCCGATATCTTCTGAGAGAAGCTGTCTGCCAACAGAATTTTCCTTGACAGTTTGTTCTCTAACTTGCATTCCTCCTGCTTTAATGGCATTCATGTTGAGCCAATGAATCAGCTCAGCTTGTTTTTCTGTAGGAACTAAAAACGTTCCTTCGATGGTGTGTATTACTATTTGCATAATAAAATATAGTAAATTAGTATTAAAAAATATCAACACACATAATTAAAATAGTGGACGATGATTTCAGCACACTAATAGACGAGCTAAGTTCTTTTGAATTTCCTTTACAATCTCAAAAGACAACCGATTCTTCAGAATTAAAAGAAGAAGATGTAGCTCAGTACTTTTTAAATAAAACAAAAGCTCTAATCGAGTCTGGCGTGTCAGCAATACAAGACATGACTCCTTATGTAGTACAAAGCCAAGACCCAAAAGAAATTGCAGCGTTAGCAGAATTAATGTCTGCAACTACTCAAGCTCTTGACACTTTGAACAAAACTACTCTTGTAGATAAAAAGGCAAACAGAGACGAAGAGTTAGAGCACATTAGAATACAAGGTCGCAAAGAATTAGCTGAAATGTCAGAAAAAACCAAAAGTATAACAAATCAATTAAACGTAGTTGTCACGTCGAGAGAAGAAATAATGAATAAACTTTTTCCAAAAAACGAGCAGCAATTTGTTCTTGAGGATAAATAATCGATATGTCTGTTTGTAATTTGACAAAAAACATTCCTAGCAATCAGTGCATTGGAGATTCTCTTCGCGTTATAAATAATAATTTTGCATCATTGGATACAAGTGTTTGCAATATTCCACTGGTTGTAGGAGACAATAATGTCGTCATCTCTTCTGGTTCTGATCAATATCAAAGACCAGTTACTCAGATTTCAACAGAAACTCCAATTACATATCAAACGGATTTTACTTACAAATCCTCAGTCGTTACAAAGTCTGATATTGGATTAGACGATGACACAACTTGCAGTGGTTATGTATTTCCTTATTCCAAAAATTGGTATGTGACGAGACCGTTTGGTTCGTTTGAAACTATTTCCACTGGATCCGGATATCCTCAAGTCACTCTTTATTGGATGACATCATCTGACAATGCCTCAACTGTTTTTGCTACAAATAGTGCTACCGCAACTTCTCGTATTGATTTTAATGACTCAATTACTGCTTTGTATAAAGAAGAAAATACTTTGTATATCGGAGGGTCATTCACTTCAATAAACGGAGTAGATACAAATAAATTTGCAGTCATGGATCTTCAAAGTGGGGTTTACAATACTACTTTTGGATTTTGTGGAACATTAATGTATAACCCTCTTAGTGGGGCTTTGAGAAATTTAGGAACAACAGGATCCGTAGATTGCATTCTCAAACAAACTATTAATATTTCTCCGTTGTTAATAATTGGAGGAAGTTTTCATTCCGAAACTCTTGGAAGAGGGTTGGTAATTTATGATGAAACGTTAGATTTGTTTTATTCTTTTTATGTAAACGGTTCGGTACACAACATGTATATAGCTGGTACGGAATTGTTTATAGTGGGAAACTTTGATTATATCAACTATGGAGCTTTCGCTGCTACGGAAACATCTAAACAAAGAGTGTATTGTAACGGCATAACAAAAATTGCTTTACAAACTTTATTGGCTTCTCCGTTTTTTGCGATTGATACTAATTTTTGTGAAAATATCGTTAAAACGTTTGCTTCTCCCACAAAAGTATATTGTGTAGCAGAACAAAATGGTTACCTGTATGTGGGAGGAGACTTTAAAGTAGTAAATGAAGATGGGGAAATCATTAGTCAAAACATTGCTGTGTTTGAAACTCAAACAGGAACATACAATGCAAATTGGCTTTATATTTTTAATCGACCTGTTTTAACAATGTATATAGACAACCCTGCTTCTATTTTATACATTGGAGGGGAATTTACAACTTTAATTTCTCACAGAGAATTGTATACATTAAAACGACAAATTTCAGAACAAGATACGTATTCCCGGGCCGTGGCGTTTAGCTTAAAACTTCCTCAGCTTCCTGGTTTAATTACTTTGTGGAGACCAAGATTTAATAACGCTGTCAGCAAATTTATAGCAAGTGATTCTGAAGTTACAAGCGAATTATATGCAATGGGCCAATTTACAGAACTCAATGATAATTCTGTAGGTTATATTGCTGCAGTCACAAAAGCAACAGAATTTGTTACATTTGGTTCGTCTGGCAGATTTATTCCTTGGAATTTATATTTGTCCACAGCTCCAACTAAATTTACAAATGCATTATTCAAAACACCCGGAGAGCTTATGTCTACTCTTTTTGTGGGAGGAAACTTTACTTCTGTAAATGGTGAAGAGAGACGATATTTAGCTAACGTTGCTGGTGTAGGACAAAATATTGAACCATATTCCCCATCAACTGTTGCGTTTGATGTTGGAGGGCACGTTGCTAGCCAAAATCAACATCTAAAACTTAATTTTGAAACAGGAGTTAGACAAGTTGCTGAAACCGGACCGTATGGAAAAGCAAATAAAGTTACTCTTCCTCCAATAGTGGATGGATTCAAGGGATTGACAAAAAACCAACTTTGTAGGTTCTACATTAGAAGGCCCGGAAATGCTCCTCAAATTGGAACACTGCCTTCAACGGATGATTTATACAGAGAGGAAATTTATGTTCTTGGCTGGTCTGTAAATTTTGATTCCCAAAAAGACATTTAATCGAAGAAATATAAATAAGCCAAGATAAATATAAAACATATGCCTTCTTTAACTTTAAACGGTATTCCCATCTCCGACGAACAATGCATAGGAGATTCTTTAGAGATTATCAATAATGCTTTTCTTAGTTTGTCAGGAAATTTATCTTTGACCGATGGGAGTTTAGCAGGCCTTACTAGCTTAGTAAATACGCTATCAACTACAAATTTAACTGTTGCAACTACTTCTGGGTTTGTTCTGCAGCCAATTCATAAAAACAGCATTATTTTATGCAATAATGCTTCTCAGCTTACTGTTACTAAAACAGGAACGTTTGTAAACGGACATAAGACTTACTTCGTTCAGGTTAATGCTGGAAAAGTTGTGTTTGATACTTTTAACAGCCTTAACGGAAACTCAGCAATCAAAGGACGTTACGGAGTTGTTACTGCTCGCTATGCAGGAAGTTACGGATGGATTCTGGACGGAGACTTAAAACCAGCAGTTGAACCTCCAACATATTTGACTTTAACTTCTAACGCAAATGGAGTTGAAGATATTAATAACAGCATCTCTTTAATGGGACCTCCCGCTGATACTTTATTTTATTATAATACTCCTAATACTTCTAATATTCCAGCAACGATGGATATTTTTGTAAATGGGTTTTATAGAACAACTATCGACTTTGAAGAAGATCGTTTAGGCACCACTTTCGGCTATTCCATAGCTGGAGGTTCGTTGACTAGTCCGCAAGTTACCGGCAAATTTATTAATGGAAGACTTGACTTTAATATTGAAGGAGGCAATCCTGTCTTTAAAAACTTAACAGCGACTATTGCTCCTGGTTCTGAGGATCCAACAAGCAGCGGAAAAGTTGCAATAACCGGAAACAAGCAAGATACTGTTTACTATTATGCTTCTCCTTCCAAATCTATGCTTCCTTCTTACATGGACATCTATGTTAACGGATTTTATAGAACGACTGTAGACTTTCAAATGGACCGCGTCGGAACTCCGTTTGGCTATAAATTACAAGAGTTTGTAGGAGGGTCTCAAGTTTCAGGAACATTTAAAGACTCACAAGATGTATATTTTGTAATCCCTGGAGCTTTAGTTCCCGAACCTATTGAAATTGTAGGAAGTCCAACACCTGGAACATCAAATGATCCTATGAAGTTATCTATAACTTCTGTAACCCCAAGTTACACAGATCTTTTGGCTGCATTTCCTTGGCCTGGACAATCTACTCAACCATTAACAATGGACGTGTGGGTAGACAGCGTTCGCAGAGTTACTGTTGATTATACAGCTGATAGAATTGGAGATAAATTCTGGTATCGTTTAGCTGGAGTGTCCGGTCCTTCTTATCAAGCAGAAGGCGTTTTCCCAGCTGGTGTAACTGGCGTTCCAACAAACGTTTATCTTACAATAGGAGGAGCTCCCACACTTCCCACTCCAACCCCAAGACCAACAAACGTACCAACTGCTACACCAAAGCCTTCTCCAACTCCACCCCCAACTCCTACTCTACTTCCAACCACTCCGACTTTGTTCTATTTAACAGCCAAACCGGGCGTACAAGGGGGAACTGACGATGAAGTTAATGCAATCAACATCAGGAGCACGGTTGTAAACAACGATTACAACGATACAATTTCTTATCGTACATTGGATTTAACAAACATGATTCCAGCAGACCCAATGGACATTTATGTTAATGGTACTCACCGCACTACAGTTGACTTTCCTCTAGGCAGAGTTGGCACTTCATTTACTTACAAGCTTGCTAATACAAACTTTAGTGGAAATAGCATTTTCAGTCCAGGTCGAGTAGACGTAGTAGTTCCTTTAACTCCTGCTGCTACTCCTACGCCTTTCCCAACAGGCACTCCACCACCCACTCCTGTATTAAATTCATATGCGTTTACAGTAAGAGCTGCAACTCTTGATGAAGGAAACTACTATGGAGATGCTGCTCCAGGTTCTGTAAACTTAACTGGAGCTTCTCAATCTGATGCTATTTCAATAACTTCATTCTATATTAACGATAGACTGTTTGGTAGCAATCCAACTGGAGCTTTATTAAACTCTCCGGGCTTAATTTACGTTAATGTTAATGGTACATTAAGATCCGTAATCAATTACGATAAGATCAGAGAAGGCACTACATTTGGATATAGCTTGAACAATATAGCTACAGCACAAGCAACTGGTACGTTTACAGACGGATCTACTGTTAGTTTAACGATCTAAAACGTTATTGTTGTTCTGATTTTTCTGAATAAATAATAATGTGGCTATTAAGATACAAAACCTTAAAAACATTGCAGACCAATTTGCGGTTAAGCAATATGTTTTTAAAGATTTGCATTTAGATTTTGCTAAAGAATATAATTACGATCAATCGTCTCATACTAAAATTAGTACAAACGATTTGCAAGTAGATTACGATTTAAAAGCAATAACTAATTCTCTTAAAAACCTTTTTAATACTCGTCCGGGCCAACGCTTTTTATTTCCAAAATACGGGTTAGATCTTAATCAATTTTTATTTGAGCCAATTACACGAGTGAACGCTCAAGCAATTGGTGAAAGCATCGTACGTTCAGTAGACGAATTTGAGCCAAGAGTTCAAATAACTAATTGCAAGGTTACTCCAGTGCCCGATGATAACGAGTACTTCATTCAGTTGTCTATGGAATTTCCAATATTTAACACTCAATTTACGTTGGATGGGACATTAAATACTACAGCTCAGACATTTATAGTCGCTGACACTTCTCGCACAAGATGATTAAAACAAATACAAATCCAGTAGATTACAGCACGATTCCAAAAAATAGTTATGCTGCATTTGACGCCATTTCTTTGCGCAATCTTATTATAGAACGTTTAAATGATAAAAACATTTTTACGGATCAAAATTATATAGGATCTAACTTAGCTTCAGTAATTGATATTGTGTCGTTTACGTTCAATACTTTAATGTTTTATTTGAACCGTACTAGCACTGAGTCAATGTTTACAGAGGCTCAGTTATACGAAAACATCAATCGCATTGTTAAATTATTAGATTATAAACCAATTGGATACCAAACTTCTACTTTAGCTTTTCAGGTTTCCGCTAGTCCTGAAATGCAAAATTACGGTAACTTTTTTACTATTCCCCGTTACTCTTATATAACAGTGGGCAGTGTTCCGTTTTCGTTTAACGAAGATATATCATTCTCAGTTCCTAGTGGACTGACGGCTCCAATTAACTTGACAAACATATCTAATACAAAACTTTTGTATCAAGGAGTTTTTAAAGAAAGTCCTATTTTTGCTTCTACGGGTTCACTGAACGAAACGTTTGTTTTAAATTCTCCGAACGCTTCTACTGATCACTTCAATGTTCATGTATATGTATACGAAGGAAGAAAAGAAAAATGGGTTCAGTATTCAGAAGTTAACAATCTTTATGCAGAACAGCCTTACTCCACTGTGTACGAAAAACGTTTAAATTCTGATTTGCTTTATGAAATTACGTTCGGAGATGGCATTGCAGGAAGAAAATTAGAAGTTGGAGATAAAGTCGTAGCGTATACCTTACAAAGCTCTGGTTTGCAAGGAGTGATGGGACCTGGAGTATTGCAAAGTATACGGGCTGCCTCTCCTTTTGATACTGCTACTTTTAATGGGTTATATAATGATGTTAAGCAAGAAAGAGCTTCCGTTGTACTAAATGGCGTAACTTTAAGACTTCTTAAATTCGATAACACAGCTGGATCAACAATTCCAAAAGAAATTGAAACAGCAGACAGCATTAGAAAAAATGCTCCTACAAATTTTAAAAGCCAATATCGCTTAGTTACTCAGAAAGATTACGAAACATACATTCGAATTAATCACAACTCATTTATTTCTGATGTGAAGGTTTTTAATAACTGGGAATATATGTCAATGTATTTAAAATATTTTAACGACATCCAAATCCAACCTTCTTCCTTTCAACAAATTTCATTCAATCAACTTCAATATGCAGACGCTTGTAACTTCAACAACGTATATGTTTGCGCAGTACCAAGAGTTTCTCAATTCTCTTCATTAAATTATCTCTTGCCAGCTCAAAAAGAAAAAATATTAAGTTCTGTATACCCAATAAAAATGCTTACCACAGAAGTAACATTTATGGATCCAGTCTTTAAGGCTGTATCGTTTGGTACGAGTAGTTCGTTAAATGCGTTAAACGTTAGTGACAGAGACGTTGTTAAGGTGGAATTAGTT